CGAACGGCATACACCGCAAAAGCATCCGCATCCGCACCAGCACCCGCAAAAGCAACAGCAAAAGCACCCCCAAAGGCCCTATGGGCCCACCATAATGCTCTCTCGAGCAACTAGGGGTGCGCCGGGTTATCGCACGCAACCTCAAAAGAGGTTCCGTATTGCCGTAAAGGCACGCGTGCAAGATGGCAACGCACTCGCTAAGGGCGAGAACATTGGCAATGGAGTTCAAGGATATCTTGGCCCAGTCATGGCTGACAAGCTCCCTTACCTGACCACAACTAGTAGGGCAGACTTTCTTAGCGCGTTTAACAAACGTGTTAATTTTAGGAGTACAGAACGGGTTGACAGACAGATTCGCGCGTCAGCTCGTTATTTGATAAAGCAACTGTGCCCTAAACCGATGCCCAAGTTTGATTGGGACGTGGACTTGTTCAACGACTGGGTCGGACAATTTGATTCAGAGAAGCAAGCAAGGATGAGGAAAATATACGAGTTCCAAGGGTTGGATCGCCTACCCGATTATTCTAGGAAGGAACTTTTCACCAAGATCGAGGCTCTGGTGAAACCACATGGTACCGTGGCACCGCGCGTCATCTTCAAGGGCACTGATCTGTACAACATGATCAGTGGTCCTATGTTCAAAGTGATGATGGAGCGGTTTAAAAGCTGCGAAGGCCAGGCAACTGATTTTAAGTTCATGGTGGCCTACAAGCAACATACACCTGAGATAGCCGCTTTCATGACTCAGCATTCGTGCAAGTCGTATATGGAAGCAGATTTCTCAGCCAATGACAAGACTCAAGTGAAGGATGTCATGGAGTTAGAAGTTATGTTCATGCGTAGGTTAGGGTGTCCCAAGTGGTTTATTGACTTGCATTTGGCAAGCAATAAGTTTTTGGCGTATAATACGAAGTACGGCGTGTCCGCCGTCGTCGAAAACCAATTAGCCACAGGGGCAACCGACACCACTTTTAGAAATAGCTTTTGGAATTTGGTCATTTTTAATGCTTGGGCTCACAAGTATCAAGTCAAAGGCGCAATAGTTTGCGTCCTTGGCGATGATATGGTTTGCGGGTTACCACGTAGGGTACGGCGTTGCGCCTACCATTACGAGCAAGTAGCTCGGCTAGCCAAGATGCATGCTAAAGTCACCACCGGTAGACTTTTGCATAACATGCACTTCTTGTCAAAACACTTCGTCCCCGTCACAAGGGGCGAAGAAAGTCATGTTATGTTACCATACATCGGCAAGGTTCTAGCCAAGTTTAATTGCAGACCCAATGCAAACCAAGCAGTGAACGATGATGAGTATATGGCTGGAAAGGCCCTCTCCCATTGTTACGAGTTTAGATTTTGTCATGTAATACGTGACCTCTTCGTTCAACGAGCGAACTACCACTTGTCAAGATCGTTTGGCAAGTATAGTTTAGAAGGGATCACGTACCATGTGCGACAGTTCGCTGTACACAAGGGATTGATAGAATCTATGCTTAGTGGTTCTACGAACTACGAAGACCTCGTTTCAACGGAAGATTTAAGCCTTTTCTGGCTGTGCTTATCTGACTTAGCATTCTCTGATGTCTTTCCTCTCGTCCGCTCAGTTGTGCTGACCCATGGGTTTAGCATACTGGACGCAGAGGCTCTAAAGCACTTGGTGGATTACTGAAGGCCATTCACACATGGTTGGAGGAACGCCAGTGCGACCCAATCGACAACAGAGGTGTTTACGTCTAGTTCACCGTTATAAAAGCCTAGACAGC